ACATTCTGGAATTTTACATTGTCCGGATCTTCTAGGAGAACGTTTGGCCCTCCACGGACCATGTTCTTGACAACTTGCTGATATTCAGCTTCTTTCGCAGCCAGATCCTGGCCTTGTGGTTTTATGGCCATTAGGAATAGTCCGGACCAAGTGGCCTCTGACATTGCGTTGAAGTTTACTCCGATGTTCTTACGTACGACACGGCCTGCATCCAGCATCGGCATAACGAGTGAATCTCCATAGAACCAAGCGTTTCTTGTTTTTGCAGATACCCAGGGGTTCCACATGTAGATCATGTCCTTAGTTGGGACCATGTAGTAGGCGTTTCTCCACTGGACTGATTGCATTCTCCTGGTGATAGGATTAACTTGTATAATTCCCAAATCCCTTGCATGAGTAAATGTTAGAGTGCTTGGAATTTCTTTGTAGTATGTGCCGTTTACTATGATTTTTTTGTCATAGCCAAAAATCAAAGCTGAACGATTGAACATGTTTTTTACAGTAGTTACTGCAGCATATTTTTCGATAAGTGGAACATCAAGCTCATGGTCTGGATCGTCTTCATCAAAATCAATCTGTGCATCAATTCCAAGTAATGTGTCAATTACGTCTTGGTTCTCTTCAATTGCTTTTTCATTTATGTCTTCATCCTTGTCTGGATTGATAAGCTCGAGTTCTGGTTTGAATCCTGTTCCTACTTGGAATTTCGTTATGGCTTCCATCAAAGGACCAACAAAAGTAGAACGCGCAATAGCCTGGATTACTAGATAATCCAGGTCCTGCATTGGGTTTACAAAATAGCTTGGAACCCAATTCATATTCTGGTTTCTAAAATTATCAATTTCTGCAGCTGATAGAGGTCTTCCACTGTTAGAATCTGCTACTGAGAGACTCATATGTGGGCTCCAGTTGTTTATGACATTTTCATCATATTCTATATCTGGATTTAATGACGCAGTTTCAATCAGCTTGGCGTAATTTGGAATTGGGCCAGATGCATGAGATATCTTGGTTTCTGTTTTCTTTCCTGTAAGAGTTTCAACTTCTTTTGTTTTCTCTATGTATTTCCGGAATCCTTCATAGGTAAGTGGAGCTGGCTTGTTCTTCTGTGATTTGGATTTTAGACTAAACTTTCTTCTAGCTCGTGGCTTCTTTGGCTTGGAACTAGTTCTATTCTTAGACATAAGGCCAATTCTCCACTACAAAATCAAAACAGCTTTTACAATAGTTTCTATCTCCACCAGTTTTGGGATTATTACAATAGATACAAATTTTTCTAATCATCAATAATCCCTCGATTTGTTTATGGCCTTTTTGTCAAGGTCATCATAGAGTGTCTCGATAGTATTCTTCTTTGGGAAAGGCCCACCAACATGAGATGTCTCCTTGGGTTTTTCCTTTACTTTGGTGACATATTTATCAATAATTTCTTCACCATCTACTTCTTCCAATGCTTGGAATTATCTCGCTTCTTTAAAGAGAATTGAGTCAAAGAAAATCAAGGGTAGTGTCGTCTTCAGGTACGTTTTCTATTGCTCCTCCAAAGTGTCCACCTTTGGTTCTGCTGATAAACCAAGCCAATCTTGCGTAATTGCAGGCATGTAGTGCGTCATCTGGATTGAGCTTCGGATCAGGTGTATAGTATCTTCTTTGTTGTTGTCTTCCAGGAGTAAAAAAGAACTCCACTTGCTCGTTTACGAATTGCTTGATTATCCATTCTATCTCTCGGAAGTTCTTTCCAGGAAGTATTAGTCTTGGACCAATTGGACTGTGTATCTTGATCAGATCAACAATAATATCAAGAGAATAAGTTTTGTCAATTTCGTAAAGGTTGTGTTTGTTTAACTTCCTCTTCTCGGCTTTGGTAAACATCACTGGTCTTGCTGGCCTGGAGATATAGAAATTTCTGATGCATCTCTGTCCAAAATATATCTGCAATTGCTCTACTGGATGCGTATCTCCCAGGGCATCGACTACAGCTTGCTTGGCTCCATATGCTTCAATGACATTTCTTACGGTCTGGTATTTTTCATCTGCTGTCTGGCCAGCTAGTTTTGCGGCAAAAAGTAATTTGAAGATTGGAAGATCATTATCAAGACACTGCATAACCCATACAACATTTTTTGGTCCTCCTCCCCAATCTGCTCCAACAAACACTTCTCCTAATTCATGGTCCACTCTGTTGGATGGAGTGAATCCAATTGTCTTGTCTATGAGTTTATACATTGTTTCTTCTGTGATTGGTTTTTCATCTCCTGCTACAAATTCAGCTAGAACGTATCTCCTGAATTCTGATTGTGTGTAATCCGGATCTTTGAGCTTTGCTTCAATTGAAAACTCTGGAGGAACGTGGTATAGCTCAATTGCATCTACAATGCGTAATGGAATTCTTGGATTTTGTAATTGTGTTAAGATATATCCGTGACGTGAAAAATTCCTTTGGGCTTGCGGTTTCCATTTTCCGGCTAAAGCGTCATTCATAGCTTGATCATACACTATTCCCTTTTCATCAAAGCAATTCCTCTCAAGCTCTCGTCTCCAAGACATGTTTGGATAGCCCTTGTATTCTTCTCCATGTTCATACTTCCATTCCATCTGGTTTGTTGATTTCCAAATCCTGTGATATTGTGTATCAAGATAGCCTCCGATTCCTCCAATCAATGTATCTCCCATTGTATCAGCCTGGGTTTCTCTAAGATTGTGCCATCCTTTCCAGTCATGGTCCTGGCCTTCATCAATTACGATAAGCTTGTTTGACTTTCCTTGTGCATGCGCCCAATCATGAAGTGATGTAATCATATCTATTGTAGAACCAGTTTTTAGCTGAACCTTTGTCATGCTTCCAAAACTTGAGAATCCTAACATGTACTCTGATAGTGGATAATTCCTGAAGACGTCTTTCCTGAACTTGTTGTCTGAGAATGTCTTGAGTGATTCTAATTCAAAATTGATGTAAGTCTGATCAAAGCTTTCATTTGTACTAGCATTGAATCCAAGTGTTGAGGCAAATGTAGTTGTCTTTCCCCATTGTCTGGCCAGCAACAACATAATGAATGGATGCTGATCTGTTGCAATTTCCAGCATCATTGGAAGATACTTGATTCTGTTTGGTTCTCCTTTGATAACTGGCCTGCAGTATAGCTCCCACTCTATTCGGTCTTTTGGTATCTCTGGCAGTCCTTCCTTTGGAACTTGTGCGAGTTGTTGAGCTACTAATTTTTTATTACGTATTTCCCCGAGAATCTCTTCTACTATGTCAGGTCTACTTTCCCTGAGAGCTTTCAGAGTTCCTTTGTTCTTTAGTAGCTCCAGGAGCTGTTGGGTGTCCATCAGGGCTAGCTTCTTTTCCAAAATTCTGAATCACCTCCTTAATGACGAAAGGTACTGCTGCTTGTGCTGCAGTGATAAATGGCAATATTTCCCTAACTTGCCTCAATGCTCTGAGTCTTACATTAGGATCTGTTTCTTTACGATACATCTTCCAGAATTGATCTTTGATAGTTTCATACTCTCTAATGATTCCCAGCTGGTTCTCTTTACCGGCCTTGGCTAATTCATAGAGACGTAGAGTATCGTCAGCATGGATTTTCTTTTTATGTTCTCTGTATGTTCTGAGAGCCATCTTGATTTTATTATCTTTGAGATAGTCTGTAGCTTCCTGATCTGTAGAAGTCATTATCTCTGCGTGCATGACTGCCATTTGAATGCGGTTTAGAGGCTTCATTTGTGTCTAACAGTTGCATTCCTTCTACGCATAAAGTATCTATTTATGTCGTGTTTGTGCAAGATTTGGTGTAAATGAACGTTATTCTATCCTTTTGTGTTCAACCTTCCACTTCAAGCCTCTTGCTGCATGTCTTAGTCTTACATCACACTTCGAGCAGAATACTTGGCCTTTGGGATAGTTGATTTTACAGGAGATACATCTACTGAATCTTGAATAATCTGCGTGTCTAGAACCTCCGAGTTCAGCTAGTTCCGGATTACCCATGATTATTTTATCTCTATATTCATCCGTTCTAGTGTCTCTTTATGTTGGTGTCTTATGTGGTCCTTGAGTACTGACAACGATCTACACACTAGACAGAAAGGACATTTGTATCTCATTTAGTACCTCATTTTCTCAAAACACTCTTCATGATACCACTTTGTTGATCTGGTTCCTGCTCTTCTTATCATCTGGCCCACTTCCAGAGGCTCTTCGCATCTAGGGCAAAATAATGCTTTCTCTCCATGACGTGATCGAATTAGAGATTTCTTTGATCCAGATAATTTATACGGTTTACCTCTACCAATCATTTTCTTTCCATGATGACATTTGTAAGGACATATTTTTCCAGTTTGTGGAAGTTTGTACTTACCTTTACATTGTGTATGTTGACTTTTGGAACAAGAAGCTGAGAGTTTCCATCTAGAATTAGGAAGATCTAGAATACTCAAGTCATAGATTCGGCTGAGCGTTTTCTTATAGTAACATTATCTACGTAGATGTTATTTTCATCCTGGAACATTGTATGCCATCTTTTGTCTGCTGGAAATGGAGGCCGTCTTACTAGCTCACTGACTTCGGCATTGGATAGCTGCCAATTCATTACTGCTCCCCATTTCATGTTAGAGAATTTTGGCATGAAATCGTTAATGTCTCTCATTTGGATGCCCTTCTATAGTAAACCAACTAAAAATTATATCTTGAATGGCACAAATCATAGCCCATAGCTCATCAAGTTTGTTTCCGTTGTATTCCTTTAGGATTTTGTCCATGTGTTCTTTAGGAGTCATATTGGTTGTTTCCAATATTTACGATCTACTGTCATTTCATCATAATGGAAAGTTAGTGTTTCTACTGCCGATTCTGTTGGTCCTAAATCTCCATTAAATTCAGTCCATTCAAAATCAGCTTCATTTCCATCTTCTGTTGAAAAAGATTCTTCTGTCATATAGGCTGTCTCCAATACTTTCCGCGTAGTTGCTTTAAGATTAGCTGATCGTAGTATTGATATGGATTGTGAAAATACTTTGGTTTCAATCCCACGGACCTGTTTTACTTCCTTGACCTGAAGTCCAAGTTTTAGTTGGATTACATGCCATCAAATGATCTACTGAATCTAAAGGATATCCGCATTTACTACAGTCTTTGATTTGCATCTCTCATTTACTCCTTATTGGTTGAAAAATCAAAATATTGAAATTTTAGATTGAGATGACCATGAAGTTTTGGATTTTCT